ATCAGATTGTTGGTTGCGTTCTAAAGATATTACGCAATCACTGAGTTGCGCTATACTCTGAGAACCTCTCAAGTGACTCAGGTTCACTTGTATTCCGTTCTCGTGTCCTTTGTTACCATCTACTCGTCTAAGGTGTGACACCAGTATAAGACCTGCTCCTGTTTCTTCACAAATAGATCTGAGCTTAGTCATTATAGCATCGATAGCTCTGCGTTCATCACCATCTATTGTGGCTGACACTAACATATGTAAGTGATCTACGATTACCCACTTACATCCACAACCTACGATCATGTATCTAAGTTTAGAAAAGATCTCTTCGATAGAGTTAGTACCAAAGTGCGCATGAATCCATACACGATTCTCATTCTCTCCGTTATAGAGTATGTCAAAGTATTTATCAATCTCTTCTTGTGAGAATTTTTCTAATTCCTGGTCTATATATAATCTAGCGTTAGCCTCAATAGATAGAATACCACTGATTGTTCTGTTAGGATCTTCCTCTAATGCAATGATACCTACGTTATCGTCTGTTTCTTTTATGAGCCAGTGTTCTAACTCACGAGTTACGCTTGACTTTCCTAGTCCTGTACCACCTGTAAAGGTTACTAATTCTCCTTGCCTCAAGCCATAGAGTTTCTTGTTCAGTCCTTCATAAGGATAAGGAACACTAGGTTTCTTTTCTCTGTTCATGAACTTCATCTTGTACTCTGAGACATTGATAACACCAGAAGGTGTGTATGTCTTAGACTCCCACCAGGATTGGTTGAATGCAGTCTTAGCACCAGCCATAAGCATATCATTAGCGTCTTTGAATCCGTTAGGTATACGCATGATCTTAGCCTTACTTGGTGTAAGAACTCTAGCAACTTTCTTTGCAGCTTCTTGACCTACCTTGTCTCTGTCGAAACAGATTACAACATTGTCAAAACTCTCAACAAACTCTAGGCTATTCTTTATATCACGTACTGCTCCTTGTGCGCCAGTTTTTATACTAACCACAGGCCATTTAGAGCCTAGCATTTCATATGCAGCTAGAGCATCGTATTCTCCTTCGACTATAGTAAGATACTTACCACCGCCTTTGAACAATTGCTCTCCGAATAATCCGCTTTCTCTTAATTCACCTGTGGCTTTAAACTTTTTAGAAACACCATTAGCTGTTTCATATTTAACCTTAGTAGCTACCAGTTTGTTATCAGCATAGTATGGAAAGACTTGTTCTACTACTTTACCAATACTATTAATGATAACCTTAACTCCATACTTTCTAGCAGTCTTCTCAGAAAGATTACGATGCTCAATGCGTGTAAAGATTCCGTTCTTTGGAACCTCTAAAGTATTTTGCTTCTTATCTTTTAAGTTTGTTACTGTTGCTATGGTTGTTGTCATTGGTCTTTCCTCACCTGTTTCTGTGTAGTAATCCTGTATAAAAGAATCGCAACTAAAACATTTAGCTGATCCGTCTTCGTTTATACAACACGCATCACTACTATTGCAAACAGGACAAGGCTTATGTAATTCTACAAATTCTGTACTCATTGTTTGCTCCCTCATTTTAAAATTTATATGCCTACCACCTACCGAAGTTTCTAAGGTACTTCCTACCTACATACAAGTGCTAATCCTCTTCAGGTGGAAAAGCATCAGTCTCTTCTATGTCAACATCATCAACCTCAGATTCTTCTGAAGAACCTTCACTGTTGACAACTTCTACAATCCTATTAGAAAAGAAATTGATTCCTGCTTGTAACTCTTCCAAGTCTAGTACAAGATTCGCTTTCTTTTGGTTGAGTCTTTGAAGTCTGCCAAAGATTCCTTTAGCTTCATCAGGTAGATCATCAACTGAGATTTGAACATCATCAATAGTGATGTAAGGTTGTTGCTGTTCTTGTTGTTGAACTTCTTCGTTCATACTACTCTCCTTTTAATTTAAAATTCAATGTCATCAACACCATCAACAACATCGAACTCGTCTTCACTACCATCGCTGTAAGGGATGTGTTCCAAAACCTGGATGGCTTGGAGATCCAAACGATGAAAGATTCCGAATTTGTTCTCAACTGTTTTAGGTTGAAATTGAACTCTGATTTTAGATCCATTACCTATTGGCTGATCGAAAGGATTTTTAGCAGCATCCACAACACGAACAGGTGGATTGGTACTGCCATCAGGCCTCAGGTAATACTTCTTGAAGAACAACGCAGGTTGCTCATCAATCTCTTTGATCTTGTGACCATCAGCTTCATACTGAGCAGCAGTCTCTTTATCGACTACCAAACTACACTGATAAGTTGGTGGATCAAAGGTGTCGTTGGGTTTTAAAGCGCTAACCCAATAAGCGATTCCTTCTAGTAACATATAAGTCTCCTTTTTATTTAGAAGTTGTTTCAGTTAATTATTTAACTTATAGCTGGATTATACACGAACATCCACCTAAAGTCAAACACTTTATTTTGAAATATTTTATAAGGGTTTTAAATAGGAAGAAAGGTGTGAGGGTTTATGGAGTCACGAATGCCCTCACGCACTCGTCTGTTACAGAAACAGTTTCAGTTAAACCAACCTAGTTTAGGTGTAGTGTGTGTGTTGTTTAACTTTTAGACTCGAAGTGAGGCTACACTTTTTCCTTTTTTTTTCTTTTTTATATTTCTTTTGTATCTATTAGTTTAGGACTAGATTTTAAATCTGTCAACCTTTTTTATTTTATTTTATAATCAAAATGATATTCTCTTGGATGTTTTATTCCGTCTATTATCTTTACATTCTGCATCCCATGCATCTTGAACTTAGCCTTAGTTAGTATGTCGTAGTCTTCCTGGTTGTCCAAACGAATAACAACTGACATATCTTTAAAGTGTTTCAAGTACGCACGAGCTGCCGTAACATTCTTTAGGTTCAAACATCTACCATTCCAGATGAAGGCATCCTCTTCGTTATTCATTTTCTTTTAACTCTTGTACTTTTAATATTTCAAACAAGTGCTTAGTAGGTAGTAGATCATCAAGATCATTCTCTTGAGCTTTACGAGTTGCTATCTCTATAGCTTCTTGTTCATTCTTTGCATCGACTGCGAAAGTATAATTTCTCCAGTCTATAAAGTCTATAAAATATGTATGTTTTATATTCTTTTTATATTTTATAGATTCTTTAATACTTATAACATTATTGTTCATAGTTATTATATTCCTTATATATATATATATATTATATATAGATTATACCATGTTTGTTTTTAAAAAGCAAGTGTATTAAAATCTAACTCTTTAGGATCTTCATCTTCTTGTTCCACCTTTACATCATCGTTAGGTCTCAGGGGCTGTGGTTCTATGTACAATCCAAAGTTATTTTCATCTAATTGTTTTTCAAAATCACTGAACAAATCATCGATCTCTTTGTGTAAGTCGTTCATTTTCATAGTGTTTTACCTATATAGATTAAATTTATACCTTCCAAATCCTCCCGAATCTTTAGCCTCTTTCAAGGCTTGGTGTTCTCACCAGGGGCTGTTAAATCAAACTAATTTGATAGTGAAATATCTTCTACCGAATTGGAATTCAGTTCCTAATCCGCTATAAAGAATTTCCCAACGACTTCGATAAATTCTTTTACCGTACTTACCTTTTACAAGGCCAAGAACACTATAGAATTTTCCGAATTCTTCGTTTCTAGTTTGATCAACTTGTACTATATTATTTGACATAGTAGTTTCTCCTCACTTTAATTCGACAACAAATCAAAAGGTGTGTTGTCGTTTCACCTGTATACTATCCATCTAAGTCGTAGCCATAGACTACTTCCATTACGTACCTGTAAGCTGCAAAACCTACTGCTTCGCTCTTAGCCAACGGATGATCTTTATCTTCTAAAAGTTCTACTACTTTCTTGATAAAGCGATCCACGTAGTTAGGCTGTTTGGTCTTAGGATTCCAGACAAGCGGTAGCTCATCTATTACCTTGCTCCATGCTTCGTCAGCTACATCTAGTACTGCATTTTCAGCATCCATCATTAGTGCTTTTATCTTTGCCATTTTATTTCTCCCATTAAGTCATCGATTCTTTGGTGTAAAAATGCATGGTAGTCATCGCTATCCTCACTATATCTTTCATGTGCTTCAAGCATAGCAAGCTTAATACATTTAACACGTTTCATATTCTGAAGTTGTTTTATTTCTCCATCTATTTCTTCAATGTATTTTTGAAGTCGTTCTTTCTCAGACATCATAAGTGTACACCTTTCCTCCAGGGCTGGTATATTCAGTCTCCTGTATTGTTATAAGGTACTGAGTACCGTATTGATCTGTTAGTTCTATCTTCTTTTTGAATGGTCCACTAACAATATTAGATTCACTTCCGTCTACGTAACCAACCTCACTGACAATTTTAGTATCAGCTTTCAAAGCCTTACGTATGATCGTAGCTATATAATCAGAATAAATCATAATTCTCTCCACCAATATAGATAACTATCCTCGATCTCTTTAATTTCTTTGTGGTAGTTTCGCTCTAGTCTATCTAGCTTACGATACATTTCTTGTTTCTTACGACTAAGAAATTCTCGATCTCGTACATTATCTTTTACGTTTAAATAAACCCTTACGTGTGTCGCATACTTTTTAACACAACTGTAGTGGCCTCTCTTATAGACTCCAGGAATACTTTTACCGTTGTATTTATATACTAAGGTATACCTATCCTTATTGAGTCCTTCCTTGGCTGCTTCTATTTGTTGCCAGCCTTCATCAGTGTTAGGTACTTTCATAAAGTATCTATGTGCTGATGCATCGTTCTTCTTATCCATATGTATAACCTCCTTTTTATTTTATATGATTAAGTATATGAGATATTACATCGATTGTCCAGCCATTACCAAGCATCTTGTATCGCTGAGTATTGCTGACTCCTTCGGTGTAGTTATCGTCAACTGTTTGCAGTCTCTCGCACTCTAAAGGTGTGAGCTTTCTCCAATGTACATCCTGGTCTGTGTCTCTTGTCACTTGTATGATGTGTTGCTTACTCATTGAAGCTGTAATCGTATTTGATTTCTCATCATCTCTTTCTACCAAGTGTCTCATGTGTCTAGGTGACCAATCCTTACCTGTTTTCTTTATATGTTCTCTTCTAATCTTGTTGGCTTCAGGTGTCCTTACTTCGGTCATTGATTTAACAACTAGCTGTCTTCTTTTCTTTGTAAGATAGCCTTTTAAATTAGTTCCTTTAAAATAGTTAGCATCCAAACAATAGCTCTTATCTCTTTCACTAACGTACCCATCTTCTAACACATCGCTCAACACTAAGCCTTTATCTTCGGGTTGTGTTACACCTGGAATATTAGTCCAGTAATATCTCTGTCTGTTTTGTGCGCTTAGAAGTGCTGAGTTAATAAGTATAGGTTCAATGCCTCCCACTTGTTCGGTGATCACATCAAGATACTCTTTCTTCATGCGTACATTTTCTAACAAAAAGTACTTAGGCTTTAGCTCTCGTAGCAATCGTATAAACTCAAAGAACAGTGCTGATCTTGGATCGTCAAAGGCCAGTTGCTTACCAGCAAAAGAGAATCCTTGACATGGTGAACCTGCCAAAAGTAAATCTATATCCTTTGGCAGGTCTTTGGCTACAACACCACAAACATCACCTAACTGTATCGTATCAGGAAAATTCTTTTGAGTTATCTGGATAGCATACTTATCTAACTCACTTGCATAATAGTTATCGTACTTAATACCCAAACGATTAAGCGCTTGTTGACCACAACTCATGCCGTCAAATAAACTTAGTACGTTCATGTTAGTACGGACTCTCGTTCATGTAGTCCTCTACCAGAATATCTGTTGCTTGATCTATCAGATCATCTTTATCCTTAACGTGTTTAGATATGTTCTCCCAATTAAGGTTCTCCTTTCTGTCTATCAATAACATACCAAGTTCTATTGTTGTCATCTCAAGTGCATCTTGTTCTGCTCTCTCAACGATAGCGTCTTTACTTACGTGTGACATAACTATGTCCTCCTTTTCTTTTTATTTATTATTATAATTTATTAGTATATTACCTAACCTTTTTAGATAAACACTATCCAAATATGCAGCAAAACCAGATCCACTTCTGAAAAACTTCTTAGTCTTTTCTTCGACATAGCCATTCACTGTGTCGTAACCATAGATCTCCATCACTTGTTGCACAGTACCGTTATATCTCAAACGCTCGTACTCTGCACATATCTCACCAACCAACAAATCTTTTTCCTGGTTAGAAAGCTGTGCCTTTTCTAGTAACTCTTTCATATCATACCTCTCTTAGTTTAATGTTCAAG